AGAGATGAGCCATACCAAGGCAGACCCCTAATCATTCGCCTTGGCGCATTTGATGAAAATGGTGATTTAATCGCAAGCCCAGTTATCTTGTTTAGCGGGTTTATGGATATAATGACAATCGCAGATTCTGGCGATACCTCTACAATTACAGTTACGGTTGAGAATAAGCTAATAGCATTCCAACGCACAGCAGTTAGACGCTACACAGCAGAAGATCAAAAGATCGAGCATCCCACAGACAAAGGCTTTGAGTTCGTAGCCAAAATACAAGAGAAAGAAATTATCTGGGGCAGGGCTTCACCTTCTTCTATGGCAAGTTCTGGCGGTTCAGGAAGGTACGACAGGGCAAACCGTTGATCAAGATAGCTCACGAAAGCCTGTTAAACGTAAAGGCAGAGCTAATCCCTTTACTTGATAAGCATTGGGAAGAGACAGAACCTAACCAAGATACAATATTTCTAGACCCAGATTGGCGAGAATATGCCCGATTAGATCAGCAAGGAATATTACATATATTTACCGCTAGGAATGGAGGCGAGCTAATAGGTTATTGCGTTGTAATGATCTCTAGAAGCGTTCACCATAAAGATCATATATTTGCGTCCACTGATGTTATATATGTTAAGCCAAAGTACAGGCAAACCGCGACAGGTTCAGATTTAATCTGTTTCGCAGAAAAGCACTGCAAAGAAAATGGCGCATCATTAATGACGCTTAATATGAAGACAGAATACCCTTTTGACAATCTTATGCTTAGACTGGGGTTTAATCTTATTGAGCGCGTCTACCACAAATGTTTTTTAGGGAAATAAAATGGCAACAGCAATAATAGCAGGATTAGCAACAGCGGGTGGTGCTGTAGTAGCGGCTGGCGGTTTTGCGGCATTTGCTGCTGCTGGCGGTTCTCTGTTTATGGCCTTTGCTGTTGGCGCTGGCCTGTCTATGGTTTCTCGCGCCTTAATGCCTACCCCGTCAATTGGCGCTCAAATGTCTGGAACTACCACGACAGTTAGAGAGCCTGCATCTACGAGAACAATGGTTTACGGTCGCGCTAGGGTTGGCGGTTCAATTGTTTACCTAGACTCAACAGGCACAGACAACGAATACATGCACATGGTTATTGCTGTTGCAGGCCATGCCATTGATGCCTATGAGGAAGTCTGGTTTAACGATGAAAAGGTTTGGGATAGCGGTTATGTTGGTAGCTGGGGTACTTATATCGACCTAAACTTTCACGATGGTACGCAGACCACAGCAGACGCTAATCTTGTATCAAGGTCTACCCAGTGGACTACAAACCACAAGCTATTAGACACAGCTTACATTTACGTCCGTCTTAAATATGATGCCGAGCAGTTCGCTAACGGCTTGCCTAATATCTCTACCGTAGTCCGTGGCAAGAAAGTCTACAACCCAGCAACATCTAGCACCGTTTGGTCGCAAAACCCTGCGCTTATCGTTAGGGATTATCTGTTAGATTCCAAATACGGATTGGCTGAAGATGCTGCAAACATAAACGCTACTTCTGTTTCTACAGCTCAGACTTTATGCGATCAAGATGTGGCCCTTGATGCTGGTGGTACTCAGAAAAGGTATGTGTGTGATGGCGTTGTTGATACTGGTAATTCCAGAGAAGCCAACATTGAAGCCCTGCTATCCTCTATGGCTGGCCGTTTAATTCACTCAGGCGGTGAATACTTTATATCTGGTTCAGCTTATGTGACCCCCACAGTCACTATAGACGAGTCCGTTTTAGTTGGTGCAATATCTACACAGACTAAGCAAAGTAGGCGCAATATTTACAATGGCGTTAAGGGCGTATTTTTAAGCGAAGAAGACAACTATATTCTTGCTGACTACCCTGCTCAAATTAGCAGCACATATAGCGCGACTGATGGCGACCCTATTTATTTAGATATGCCATTGCCTACAACTACAAACAATGTTCGAGCGCAACGATTAGCTAAATTAGCTTTGCTTCAGTCCAGACAGCAAACTTCTGTTAGCTTGCCATGTAATTTGGCGGCTTTAAAGTTTAAGGCTGGCGATAACATCATGGTTACCAATGCCAAGATTGGCTGGTCTGCAAAGGCATTCCAAGTATTAGGTTACACGTTTGATTTAGGTTCTGATGGCAGCATTATAGTAAACGTGGAAGCTATAGAAACTGCATCATCTATCTACGACTGGGCTTCATCTGACGAAGAAGATTATCTATCTGGCGGTGAGGTTTCCTTGTATGACGGTAGGACTGTTGCCGCTCCTACTTCTTTCACTGGCACAGCATCTTCCACAGTTAACCTTGATGGCACAATAATCCCGCAGATTGTTTCTACATGGGTATCAAGCGCAGATGCGTTTGTTGTGAGGTATGACTACCAGTGGTCAACTAATAATACTGATTTCAATTCTATTGATGTGCAGGGTAATCAATTTACTATAACGCCTGCACTTGGCGCGGTTACTTATTACACTAGAGTCAGGGCAATAAACGAGCTAGGAATTAAAAGCGCATTCGTAACCGCTAACGTAACGGCTATCGGAGACAGCACAGCTCCTGCTTTGCCTACAGCGTTATCAGCAACCGCTGGCTATAAGTCCATTAGCCTTGAGTGGACTAACCCAGCAGACAAAGACTTTTCAAATACAGAAGTTTATAGGGCTACATCTTCTGGCGGCACTTATGCTGAAGTGGCTACTGTAGGCGGTGGATTTGGTGTTAAAGCTGAATTCTTAAATGGCGGTCTTGCCGATGCGACTGCTTTTTACTACAAGTTTAAGTCAGTAGATTACAGCGGTAACAAGTCAGCATTTACTGGTGTAGTTTCAGCTACTACTAATGCCGCAGCAATTAACGGCACTGATGGCACTGATGGCACAGATGGTACAAACGGCATTGATGGCACAGATGGTACAAACGGCATTGATGGCACAGATGGTACAAACGGCACAGATGGTACTGATGGCACAGACGGAAGTACTGGCGCGGCTGGCCCACGAAATGCAGATGGTTATCTTTATTATTCTGTGTCACAAGCAAACGCACCTGCTTCGCCAAGCGCAACGTCTTACAACTTTGTAACAGGATCATTTGGAGGTTTAACGGCTAATTGGTCTACTACTCCACCAACAAACACAGGTGGTGATGCAAAATACTGGGCTACTTATTGGCATGTTACTGAAGCAACATTTGGTGGGACTCAGACAAGAACATTTAACACCCCGTTTAATAGCGTTCAATTTGACGGGCTGGTAACTTTTACTAACTTAAATAGTGAGTTAGCTAACGCTTCTAGCACTGAAATTACTACAATCAATGGCGGGCTGTTAAAAACAGGCACAGTAGATGCTAGTGTTGTAACTGTAGCTAACTTAAATGCTACTAATATAACTGCTGGAACTATTAACAGCGACAGGCTAAACGTAGATACTTTAAATGTTAAATATCTCGCGGATGTAGATACTAAGATTTATGACCACAATAACACTGCAAGAAGCTTAACCTTAGAAGCATTGAATTATATTCAGAAAGGAACTGGCGGCACTGCTAACCAAGGTATCGTTCCTATTACGTTAACAGGGGTAAGGGATGGCGCTAGATATTTATTCTTCTTTAGTGGTGTTTTAGGTGACATTACAGGCTGGAAAGTACAGATAAGTACAAACGGATCAACTTGGACAACTGCTGCTGGTGGAAACCCTAGTATTACTTGGAACGCTAACACATATAGAGGATATACCTACGCTTACACTGGAACAGCAAGCATCCCAAGTGGGTCTTCAACACTGTATGCAAGAGTCTATACAGGAACACTAGCAAACTATACTTATGCCGCATTAAACGGCTTAGTCTTTAACACAGGATAAGTTATGCAATATACGGTATATGAAACGGCAACTGGCAAAATAATAGGCTGCGGATTTAGTTCAACAGTTACAGATTTAAGCCTTATCTTAAAAGATGAAGATCAAAGCCTTATTGAAGGAACTTACCCTAGCGACTCATTTACAATTGTAGATGGGGTAGCCGTTGATGGTGGTGATGCTCCAGCAGTTATTGATTATGTAAGAAGCAGTCGAAGCGAATTACTTACGCAATCAGATTGGACGCAGTTCCCAGACAGCCCGTTAACCACTACAAAGAAATCAGAGTGGACAACCTACAGGCAGGCACTAAGAGACATACCAGAAACCTATTCTGATGCCACATCTTTAGATGATATAATATGGCCCACAAAGCCAGAGGTTTAATATGATTTACCAATTAGTACAAAGCGACCAAGCCCCGCAGATAAAAGCTACCCTAAAAAGGCAAGATGACGGCACATTAATAGACTTTGCTGGTGGCAGTTGTGCGTTACGCTTTAGGGCTAAAGGAACCACAACCACAATTTTTACACTAGCTGCTGTTGATGTTGGTCAGAATTTTGCTGAAGGCATTGCTATATTTTCATTTTCAGGCACTCAGCTAGATTTAGATGAGGGCTATTACGAAGGTGAGATTGAGGTAACGTATTCAGACGGCAAGAAGGAAACTATCTTTGATATTTTAGACTTCTACCTACGAGCTGATTTTAATGATTAAATCTGTAATTGCTTTTAAGAAAGCAGTAGCCGATGTTGGTTTTAAGAAAGCCATTGCCGCTATTGACTTCAAAAAAGCCGTTACAGAAGTATCGTTTAAGAAAGCTATTGCAGCAATTGACTTCAAAAAAGCCATAGCTGAGATTAAGTTTGGCTTCTTTCTTATCTTTAGGTTTTTCTTTGAGTCGCTTGGCGTTTCAGATACCCAGTCAAAATCTGTAGGCAAGAGTTTAACTGAAGACTCATTAGCTACTGATGAAGCTTTTACCGAGGTTGGCAAGAGTTTATCTGATAGCTCAGTAGTTATTGATTCTACCGCTTTGGGATTTGGCACAGTACAAAATGACTCTGGCGCAACATCTGACCAGATTAATACCTTAGCTATTGGAAAGCTAATACAAGATGCCCCTAGCGTTGGTGAAAGCATATTCATCGAGAATGCTTTTAACAGATCGCATTCTGATGTGTTTTATGCGGCTGAGTCTATTAGCGTTGGTACAAACAAGCCTTTTGCTGACGGCTTTGGAGCAAGTGACAAAGAGTCCTTACAGTTTTCCAAGGTTTTAAGTGATGCGTATGGCGCAACAGATGCTACGTTACTAAGCCCAAACAAATTTGCATTTGATAGTTCAGGTGCAACAGACAATCAAAATATGGACTTTCACAAGTTCATTAACGAAGAAACTGGCGTTACTGATGACCTAGACGGTGAAGCCACAACAGAAGACGATCAGGAAATGACCTTTGTTAAAGTAAGGTCTGATCTTGCGGTAATTACCGATGCTATTGCAGTTTCCAGTGGACAAGGTATTAATGATACAATTGGGGCAAATGATTCAGGCTCCATTCTTAGCCAAAGTTATGTAGAGCTTGGCTACTTTCTTGAAGATTATGTTGGCGTTAGCCGCAACTTTTAACAGGTGATTTATGATTAACGAAGATTTGAAGCTACGCGGTGATGTTGCGATAGTATTAAAAGACAAGAACGGCAACGTAAAAGA